TTCCAATCGGTTGGGGGTTTTGTTTTGTGGGTAACTAATTACTACAAACAGGAGACTTTATGTATGTCCGTTCCTCAATTGACACCAAGCAGCACCACTAGCGCTGTTGTATTACCTTCCACCGGGAGTTCAGCCGATGTAAAGGCGGCTTTGCCATTTGGTATCTACGACACCTCAGACTTCAAAGAGGGCGCCGCAGCACAGGTGGCCTACACTTACAAGAAGCTTGGTGGAGATATACTAGACATTGAGATCAAAGCAGATAACGTCTATGCGGCCTATGAGGAGGCCTGTTTAGAGTACTCCTACCAGATTAACATCCATCAAGCAAAGAACGTCCTGTCGGACCTCCTAGGCATGGCTACGGGCACGTTTGACCACAAGGGAGAACACTCCACATCAGAACTGGATGCTACCAGTGGATCTATGGTTAACTTACGGTATCCAAGGTACAACTTCAGCTATGCCCAACGCGTTGCAGACGGGCTGGCTGAGGAAGCAGGCGTGGGTGGAAATCTAACCGAATACTCAGCGTCCTTTACTGTGGTCCGCGATCAGCAAGATTACGATCTGCAAACCATCATCTCAAGTTCGTCGACCAATGATTCTAAGCCGTGGGGTACTGGTAGCTTAGAGAACGACGCCGCGTCCCTAACTTCCAATCAGCAGGACAGAATGAATCGTAATTTTAAAATTCGCAGAGTGTTTTATAAAACACCGGCATCTGTTTGGAGATTCTATGGTTATTACGGTGGCCTCAACGTTGTCGGCAATTTAAACCACTACGGTCAATGGGCCGACGATACTACCTTCGAATTGATTCCAGCATGGCATAATAAACTTCAGGCTATGGCGTTTGAGGACCACTTATATACTAGATTGTCACACTATTCATTTGAGGTTCACAATAACAAATTAAGGCTATTCCCCACCCCGAACGGAAATATACCACAAACAATGTGGGTAACCTTTACCATGCATAGGGATGCTTGGGAGGAAGACCCAGCCAGAAAGACCGGCGTTGACGGTATTAACAATATGAGCACATTGCCATTTCCGAATGTACCGTATAAGAATATTAACTCTATCGGTAAGCAATGGATCCGAAGATATGCGTTGGCATTGACAAAAGAAATACTCGGTCAGGTGAGGGGCAAGTTTGCAACCATTCCAATCCCCGGTGAGTCTGTAACACTAAACGCGGCCGATTTGCTGTCGCAGGCCAAAGAGGAACAAACATCACTTAAGGAAGAATTGAAAACAGTTCTGGATCAGATGACTTATAAGGCGCTTGCTGAGCAAGATGCCGCGATGGTCACTGCCATAGATACTGTCTATCAGGAGATACCACTTCCAATTTATCAGGGGTAAGCTGAATGTCTGAGAACAATAAAAAATGGAAACAGCCATCACAGCCGCCTCCTCCTCTATTTGTAGGCAAGAAAGAGCGCGATCTTGTAAAACAGGTCAATGACGAACTCATCGAGAGGGTTGTTGGCCAACAAATTGTATATTATCCCATTGATCTGACCCGGACAAATTATCACTCTTTATATGGTGAGGCAATCAACAAGTCCTTTCTTCCCCCAGTCAGGGTCTATGCTCTGGTCGAATACGAGGGAATTCAGACGAAGTTCGATACCAATATCGGTTTAGACAAAGAAGCCTCGATTACAGTACATTTTCATAAGAGGAGGCTGACAGAAGATCAGGATTTATTTGTCCGCGAAGGCGATTTCGTCCTTTACGGAGATATATACTATGAGATTACAATCTTGTCAGAACCTAGGCAGATATTTGGTCAGGTCGATCATAAGATGGAAATATCCGCTAAATGTGTGAGAGCAAGAGAGGGGTTGTTCGATGGCAGCTAAGAACTATGACAGAAGTTATACCGAGATTAAGGGCGCAGATGGTAAGTTAAAAGAACTTATTTTCATGCCCTCGACAATCGAAACAATTGATCAGGCATTCTTTAACTGGGTCGATGAAACAATTAATCCATCTTCGACCACAAACAAGGGATTTAAGAAAGTTCCTGTTATTTGGATTTCTGCGGAGCGGGCTTATCAAATTAAGAAAGATAAAGATCTTAGAGACAATAACGGAGTTCTCAAACTTCCTTTAATGATTGTCAATAGAACAGAGGTTGCAAAAGACCCAACATTTAAGGGTGTCGCGTGGGCACATATACCAAATATGAACGATGGGTTGCGAGGCGTCCGAGGTGGTGCTTTGACGGTTGCCAGAAGAATAAATCAAGACAAAACATCGAATTTCATCAACGCAGATTCAAGAAGAAAGTTTGGAACTTTAAGTTCGGCAACATCTGGTCACGGACAAGATAACTTCCCCTTTACCAACCCGGGCAAGGTTGTTTATGAAACAATGACAATGCCAATCCCCGTATATGTCTCAGTAAAATATGAATTGACCGTTCGTACCAACTATCAACAACAGTTAAATGAGATCACAACACCCTTTATGACCGCAACCGGTCAAATTAACAATTTTTTTATCAATCACGAAGGTCACAGGTTTGAAGGCTTTATCCAAGATAACTTCATTCAATCTATGGATGTGACCGGCGAAGAAGAGAGTTCATACGAAACAAAATTAGAATTTAGAATCCTAGGATATCTCCTTGGCGGAGGTATAAATGATGAAAGACCTAAGATCGCAATTCGTGAGAACGCAGTCGAAATTAAGATGCCGAGAGAGCGCGTTATTGTTGGCGATATTCCGCAGCATAATCCAAAGAAAGGCATCAATTCTTTTTATAAGGACTAATTTGGACTTTAGCCTTTGCAAATACTATTTATAATGTGAAAGGCTAAAAATTAAGAGCGCTTTATACTATAGAGAATAAGGACAATAGGAGAGCCATAAATGTCATCATCACTCGCAAGAAAGTTTAGATTTGTATCCCCGGGGATCTTCCTTAGAGAAGTCGATAATTCGCAACTTCCGAGGTTACCAGACGCCATGGGACCAACCATTATTGGGCGTTTTCCCAAAGGTCCGGCAATGCGACCCTACAAAGTCCGTTCATTGGCAGATTTTGTCGAAACGTTCGGTAACCCGGTACCGGGCGCCTCATCTGGTGATGTTTGGCGTGAAGGAAACAAGACCGGCCCAACTTATGCTGCCTACGCTGCATTTGCTTGGTTAAACTCTGGTGTTGCACCCGCAAATATTGTTCGTCTTCTTGGTACTGAGCACGACCAGAATGACGGCTCCCAGCTTGGCCAAGCCGGCTGGACAACCACTGAACCCTCCGACACCACCACCGCACGCTCTCCAGCAGGCGCAGGGTCGGGCGGCACCATCGCCGAAAATGGAGGCGCATTTGGGCTATGGGTTATCCCCTCTGGATCACTTATAGATGCAGTCGGTAGCACTTCTACTACTTTGGGAACCGGTTCTTTGGCAGCTGTTTGGTACGTTCGTGACGGAGCCATTGCTCTTAAAGGGAAGCAGGCTTCCCAAGAGCCTCAGTCTGCGCTCTCGGCCGTAACTGGTAACGCGATGTTGATACACTCAGAAGATTCTAGCTACACATTTCAGGCAGCCATTTTTAATAGTTATGGCTCGGATGCCGGCGCCCAGACACCAGTTTATACAACAAAGTTTAATTTTGATAGAAACTCCGAACACTATATCCGAAAAGTCTTCAATACAGACCCAATTTTGACAAACACGAGTGTTGTCGATTCCACGACCGTTACCGAGGGTAAGGGTAATTATTGGTTGGGTGAATCCTTTGAAAGTAATCTTTTTAGGCAATGTGGTGATAGCGGAGACTCTTATGCTATGATCCTCCCCCTTTCAAGTGGATCTTACGGTAGCGCAGGAGCCGCAGCCGATCACTCAGCTAGTGTTGCTGTTGGTTATGAGGATCACCTTGAAGAATTTAAGAACCCAGAGACAGGTTGGTTCTTCTCTCAGGATCTAGGGACAGACACCGGCGCATATGCAGCAGAGCGCATGACAAAACTATTCAAGATCCATGGCCTTGATCAGGGTGAATGGCTGCAAAATAATATTAAGATTTCAATTACAGACATTAAAGCCTCGACAAACCAGTCGAATCCGTATGGAACTTTCACACTGCAAATTCGTCGTGCATCCGACACAGATAGTGTGCCCGTTGTTTTAGAGCAATTCACTAATTGCAACCTGAATCCTGCCTCGGCAGACTATGTTGCAGCCAAGGTAGGCGACATGTACATGGTATTTGATTATTCTACCAACCGTCTTCGTGAGTACGGACAGTATGTCAACCAGTCCAGCTATGTTCGCATTGAGATGAATGCATCTGTTGAGAACGGCACTGCCGAACCGGAGCTTTTGCCATTCGGCGTTATGGGCCCGCCTAGGCCATATAGCTGGAGAATTCGTTCGAAAGACGGATCCGCCACCGCAGGCCCGGGCGTAGCATCCTCCACGGTCCCGTTGGCCCCAACTGGCTCCGTCGACAGCCGTGATCCCGGCCCCGGACGGCAAACTTTTGTTACACTCAACAAAGAACACATCGCCATGGCCGGCACAGACTTCGGCACCACCGCGGCAACTGCAACGGTAACCGTCGCCAACGAAGGGTTCATTGAGGATGATGATGTGATTATTTTGTTGGCAACCAACGGTTCGAGGGTTATACTAGCGTTAAATGATTCTGATACTCCCACGGCTGCGACAGTCACAGCAGTATCGACAGCTGGTTCAACAGACGCGGACGATGCTGTGCTGTTCGCTCTCCACAACGGCGCTAGTACGACCGCTCAGGCGACTTTGATTGCAACAGCTATAAACCACCACGAGCTTTTCTCGGCTACATCTGACGGTGCCGTTGTGACTATAACCCAAGCAACGGCCGGTGAAGGTGGAAATACGACTGTTACATGCGTTGACGGTGGTGGCGCCGGACCGTGGTTCACCAAAACGAACTTTTCTGGCGGTCAGACCCGTACCGGAAGACACTGTTCTGGAAGTATTATTTTCGCGAATGGCCTTACTGATGTTAAGACAACTGCATCTTTCGAATTCCCACGGACACTTGTCCGCGTTTCCGCCTCTGA